AATTATTACGCAACCATTCCCTTGCTTCTATGTCATCAAGGTGTCGTGATTGCTTTAAAATTCCAGCCACATATTCCACCTTGGATACTTCATAATATGGCAATGTAATTGGACGGTGATCTTGATTGATGCTTGTAAACTGATACTCTCCGTCTCGGTCGTAACCAAGCACCTTAATCATGTTATGACCTTCGATAGTTCTTACGAAAACCTCATCACCAGGACATACTTTCGTGTTTGGCTCTATAAGAACGTATTCACCAGATTTGATGCGTGGCCACATGCTGTCGCCTTTTACACGCAAACCAAAGGCTTCTGGGTCATCACTATATATTTTTAACCATCCATCACGTTCTTCAGTCATTTCTATAGCGCCATCAACGCCAAGAATAGCTTCTCCAACCACTCGAACAAGTCCCTTTCTCAACTGACCAACAAAAGTTAAAGATTGTGGATCTGTAGTTGTACTTTGCCTTACAGAACCATGCTGAAGCCAAACAACATCAACTTTTAAAAAATTCGCCAGAGCGTTCATTTTTTCCTGACGCGGCAAAGACTCAGCATTAAACCATTTGCTGACACCTTTTGACGATACATCAAGGGCTCTAGCAATGGCTATTCCCCTACCATGTTCGTCTAACCCAGCTTCTTTACAGGCCTGCGCTAGCCGCTGAGCAAATTCCTGACGCACTTTTTCATTCTGAACCATGAGTTCGATAGTAAAGTAGTTGCAAAAACTTTCAGTTCAATCATAATGTGTACTGAAAGTACAAAAAGGAGTAGCCAATGCAAAATCTTGATGAGCCGATTAAAGGTATCGGCATCCCAGAAGTTGCTAGGGCTTGCGGAGTTAGCGAGAGAGCAGTTTATAAATGGCTCAAAAATGGCTTTCTCCCTAAGACTGAATTTTTTGGGAAAACAAGATACGCCTCAAAAATTGAAGAAATTTCTGGGGGGAAGTTTCAAGCAGTTGATTTACTTGAAATAAGTAAAAAAATCTTTTATCAGCATAAGCTTTAATACCTCTTTTCACAACGGACATTCGTCCTACGTCGCTGAAAAGCGAACTCCAGATAACAAATCAACCACAGGTTTATGCGCCAGTGCGCATAGCCACAACTAACTATTAACTACAGGAATGTTCACATATGGAACTCACAAGCACTCGCAAGAAAGCCAACGCAATTACCAGCAGCATCCTTAACCGGATAGCTATTCGTGGCCAGCGAAAAGTTGCTGATTCGTTAGGAATTAACGAATCTCAAATTTCACGATGGAAAGGCGATTTCATTCCGAAGATGGGGATGTTATTGGCGGTTCTGGAGTGGGGTGTCGAGGATGAGGAGTTGGCAGAACTGGCAAAGAAAGTTGCGCATCTGCTGACAAAAGAAAAAGCCACGAAGAACGGCGAATTCTTCGAGGCCTGATGTAGAAAGACTGGATCAATCCACAGGAGTAATTATGCCAAAACAACTCAGTCCTGACCAGGACAAATTACACAAAAACATACTACGTGATCGGTTCTTATCCAGCTTCAAACAGCCTGGTCGATTTCGGGCTGAGTTGGAGAAAGTGAAGCTAATACTGAAGAGGAAAGGTCATGAGTAACATATCCAATCTAGCCGAAGCCAGAGAGGCCAGAAGGCTCCAGAAGCCGCGTCCAACTGGCGGTAAGGGGTTTGCCTTGATTCACCGCCAATTCATGGATAGCAAGCTATACAAGGATTCTCAGGCTGTGCATCTTTTCCTGCATCTGATACTGAAAGCCAATCACTCTCCGGCAGTCGTCAATACCGACATTGGTGAGATGGTGGTTGAGCGAGGACAGCTAATTACCGGACGGCCAAAACTGGTAAGTGAAACATTCATCCCGGATAACAAAGTGAAAAGTTTACTTCGTTCTTTTGAAGGGAATGGAATGATTCGTATCGAGTCGAAAGGGAGAAAATTCAGCCTGATAACGGTGTTGAAATATGATGATTTTCAGGCTCCAAATTGTCCAACGGATGTCCAACGATTGTCCAACGCAAACACCAGTAATGACGCGGCTCACAGCGAATGTTGTCCAACGGATGTCCAACGAGCGTCCATAAACAATAATATAAATAATATCTCTAATACTAACGTATTAGAGAGTACCGCAGCAGACGAAAATCCTGACAAGAAAAAATCGTCTCTCAGTTGTCAGGATGTTGTCGATGCTTACCACGAATTACTTCCTGAAGCTTCCAGGGTTCGCGCACTGAATGACAAACGTAAAAACCAGATCCGAACTTTCTGGCGAAAAGCCGGAGTGATAACACGCCAGCTTGATGGTCATGGGTTCACGATGCAGGACTGGAAAAATTATCTGAGCTACGTAGGCGAAAATTGCCGATGGATGTTCGAAGAGCGTCCGAACCATCAGCGTGGAACCGTCTGGCACAAAAAGGGATTTGATTTCCTGCTTAACGACAATACCTACCTGAAAGTCCGTGAGGGAGAGCACGATGACCGATAATTTTTACGCGCCGCCACATAGCATCGATGCAGAGCAGGCGGTGATTGGTGGATTGCTTCTTGATGATGACAGCAGTGAGCGCGTACAGAAAGTTCTGGCTATGCTGAAGCCTGATTCATTTTACAGCAGACCACACAAAATCCTTTTCGAAGAAATAACCCGAATGTACCGGGAGCAAAAGCCAGTGGATGGCCTGACGCTTTTTGATGAACTGGAGCGCAAATCGTTAACGGTGTCTGTTGGCGGTTTTGCTTATATCGCTGAGATCGCAAAGAACACGCCAAGCGCAGCAAACATCGTTGCCTATGCAATGCAGGTTCGCGAAACCGCAATGGAACGCTACGCCATCAACCGCATGACTGAAGCGACGGAATTGCTCTATTCCCGCAACGGAATGACTGCAACGCAGAAGTACGAAGCTATTCAGGCGATTTTCACGCAACTGACAGACCATGCAAAAACCGGATCGCGTCGCGGCCTTCGCTCATTTGGCGAGGTCATGGAAGACTGGGTTAGCGACCTTGAGAAGCGATTTGACCCATCAGGTGAACAACGCGGCATGAGCACCGGTATTTCTTCACTGGACAGAATGCTGTCACCGAAAGGTCTGGTCAAGGGCTCTCTGTTTGTCATTGGTGCTCGTCCTAAGATGGGCAAGACCACGCTTTATAGCCAGATGGCGATCAACTGCGCTGTGCGAGAGAGAAAGCCATCGTTGCTATTCAGCCTTGAAATGCCTGGAGATCAGATTCTGGAGAAACTGGTAGGTCAGAAATCAGGAGTTAACCCAAATATTTTTTATCTTCCAGCAACCGATGATGCAGATCAGGTATATCAGGGAGACTATGACAGCGATTTCAACCGCGCTATAGAGACAGCTAATCGTCTGAGCGAAATTGACATGCTCTATATCGACGACACTCCGGGGCTATCACTGGCGCATATCGTCAGCGAAAGCCGCAGGATTAAGCGTGAGAAAGGTTGCGTAGGGATGATTCTCGTCGATTACCTGACACTAATGACTGCTGAGAAGGCCGATCGCAACGACCTTGCTTACGGCATGATCACCAAAGGACTTAAGAACCTTGCCAAAGAGCTTGATTGTGTTGTTGTGCTTCTGACACAGCTTAACCGCGCACTGGAAAGCCGAACCAATAAACGCCCATTACCAAGTGACTCCCGAGATACAGGGCAGATTGAACAGGATTGCGATTATTGGGTTGGGATCCATCGTGAAGGTGCTTTTGATGACAGTGTTCCACCTGGTGAAACCGAACTAATCCTTCGTCTCAATCGTCATGGCAATACCGGCACGGTGTATTGCATTCAGGCAAATGGCGCTATTTATGACACAGACCAACAGTCTGCTGAAATTCGCCGCCGTGAACGCGAGGAACCGCAGTCCAAGAAGAAAGGAGGATTCTGATGACCATCTACATCACTGAGCTAATAACAGGCCTGCTGGTAATCGCAGGCCTTTTTATTTGGGGGAGAGTAAATCGTGGCTGAGTTTATGCTCGTCGCACTCAAATGCGTTGGCGTTGGATGGATTCTTCTGACGTTTTTTATTGTTCTGCATGGCTACATTCGTCTTGTGAATGACGGTAAAGACCCATGGTATACGTTGTTTGGCGCTGCATTTGTCTGGGTGATTATCGGTGTTATGCCTGTTGTCGTAGCAAAAGTGGCGTGGCGTTTTGTGAGTTAATCGGAGGTTAATGTGAGCAAGTGCCAAAAGTGCAATAACACAGGAATGTGTGATAGCGGAGGTTCTACTCCTTGGGGAGAGCCGATTTTTATTGAATGTGACTGCCTTATGAAAGATGACGAAAGCAGATGCCAGTTTGAAGAGAGTTGGTTACGACGTGGGGGCGAATCTTCAGACCTTATCCGTTACCCTGAAAATCACCATGAAATTGGCAGCGGTAATATTGGTGGTCAATACGTGATGGACGATGTTCAAGGCCACTGGCAAACGTGGCAGGCATCGCGAGCAGCTATTGAACTGGATATCGACTGGCCCGAATCGAATGACGACTTTTGGAAAGATGGTGAAGAAGGTGCTTATGCGATGGGTTATGAGGATGGGCGTGACAAAACGGTAATTGCAGTAATGAAAGCTATCAGAGCCGCTGGAATTAAAGAGAAGAATTTTCGATGAAGCAAACAATCTTCCTCCGTGGTAAACAACAACAGCAAGCCGCAATCAACGCCATCCTCGCAACACCACTCGATAAAGACAAGCCAGTTACCATCCGCATTACTGACTACAAGCGCAACCTTGACCAGAACGCAAAATTTCACGCGATGCTGGCGGATATCGCTCGTCAGGTTCAATGGTGCGGCAAATGGTTAAAACCAGAACAATGGAAGGTTTTGTTGATTAGCGGTCATGCAGTGGCGACAAAGCAGGAAGCTGATGTTTTGCCCGGGCTTGAAGGCGAATACGTCAACATTCGCGAAAGCAGCGCACAGATGAGCGTGAAGCGCATGGCAAGCCTGATTGAGTACACGACAGCATGGGCTATTGGTCAGAGTGTTAGATTTACCGACAGGAGGTACGAATGAGGCGACAGCGACGAAGTATCACCGACATAATCTGCGAAAACTGCAAATACCTTCCAACGAAACGCTCCAGAAATAAACGCAAGCCAATCCCAAAAGAATCTGACGTAAAAACCTTCAACTACACGGCTCACCTGTGGGATATCCGGTGGCTAAGACATCGTGCGAGGAAATAACAATGGATTATTCACAGTTAAGTGATTTTGAAATTAACGTGGCGGTATTCGAAGCCATTCATAACGGATCACCGGATTACAAAGAAGGTGAGAATGGCGATATGGTGTTTGTCTCATTTGAGGGAGACATTGTAAATGGAGACGCAGTTGAAGTAGAAGTTGAGCGCGGATCCTTTAACCCATGCGCAAACGCAGCAGACGCATGGCCGATTATTGAAAAATACAGGATTAGCATTATCAATCTCGATGAAGACGAGTGGGGTGCACGCGGTGTGGCCTACTGTAAATCTAAGCGAGCTATACATGAAAATCCCCTCCGCGCCGCCATGATTGTCTTTCTCATGATGCAGAGAATCCAATAATGCTTAGCCCATCCCAATCCATTCAATACCAGAAAGAAAGCGTCGAGCGAGCTTTAACGTGCGCTAACTGCGGTCAGAAGCTGCATGTGCTGGAAGTTCACGTGTGTGAGCACTGCTGCGCAGAGTTAATGGCAGACCCTAACGGACAAATGCTGGAAGAAGATGATGAGTGAGTTACGCGCAGGTGGCATCGCAATAGTCATTTTTTCAGAAAACAAACCCGAAATTGGCAGATGCGTTGAGTTAATCGAAAAAGTAACAAACGGATATGTATTTAATTTTCCTGGTGCAGGTAAGCATAGTTGGCGTGATGACACACCTGGGTGGTTAGTTAAAGGCGATGTATCGATTTATACAAACGAGCCTTCAGGTGGTTTCTCTTATTTTTACAGTGATGAACTCATGCCAATCGACGGAGAAGACTTCTCTCACGAAGATGAGCAACAGAAGGAGCTGGCAAATGGCTAATCTACGCAAAGAAGCACGTGGCAGAGAATGCCAGGTACGTATTTACGGCGTATGCAATGGCAATCCTGAAACTACAGTTCTGGCACATTACCGGATGGCTGGAATTTGCGGAACGGGAATGAAGCCTGACGACCTGATCGGCGCATGGGCTTGTAGCGCGTGTCACGATGAAATCGACCGACGCACCCATAATCTCGACAACAAAGACGCCAGACTTTACCACCTCGAAGGCGTGATCAGGACGCAGGCGATACTGGTGAAGGAGGGGAAGATTAAGTCATGAATGAATATCAGTTTGTACTTCCTTACCCGCCGTCGGTGAACACCTACTGGCGAAGACGGGGAAGCCAATACTACATCAGCGATAAAGGCCAGAAATACCGAAAAGACGTTCAGCAAATCATCCGCCAACTCAAGTTAGATATTTTCACCAAATCACGACTCCGCATCAAAGTCATCGCAGACGTTCCAGACTCCCGCCGCCGCGACCTCGATAACATCCTGAAAGGTTTACTCGACTCCCTTATCCACGCCGGATTTGCGGAAGACGACGAGCAATTCGATGACATTCGCGTAATTCGTGGTGTGAAAGTACCAGGCGGAAGGCTTGGAATAAAAATCACCGAACTGGAGAACGCATGAACGCCACAATTCAAACGATACCAGAGCTTCTTATCCAGACACGAGGCAATCAGACCGAAGTGGCGAGGATGCTTTCCTGCGCAAGAGGAACAGTGCTCAAGTACAACCGAGACAGCAAAGGCGAGCGTCACGTAATAGTTAACGGCGTCCTGATGGTCAAACAGGGCAAAAGGGGAAGGCCATGAGACTCGAAAGCGTAGCTAAATTTCATTCGCCAAAAAGCCCGATGATGAGC